CCACTACCATCCTCACGCATGATAGCATTGACAAGGCCAGCGTATACCCTACCCTTCGGATCTATCACACTAGTATACTTGCCAGCGATCATAGACGCGAAGATAGTGTTGAGGCTGTTCTTTCGATTAGCATAAGCAGTGCCAAACATTTCTTTTTCCTTTGTGGTGATGAATCTATTTTACAGAAATCTTTTTGTTTGTCAATCCCCTCTTAAGGGCGAGCCTAGTTGCTCATCCATGACGCTACCGTAGAGAGATCATCGGCCATTTCGACCGTCGATCCATCGGCCAGACGAACATTCCACACGTTACCTTCATCAAAGTGCCAGCCAACGATCACACCAGAAACACTATCTACAACCACCTTATCGCCAATCTGGAACATCTTGCATTCTCCTCTTTCTCTCTTACTCTTATATCGACATTATACCATACCCATCTTGAGTGTCAACAAAAAAGTTTCCTTACAATACCGTAAGGTTCGCAAGTGCTTACAGGGTAAGAGTTTACAGCAAACGTGACCGCCCCGGCTCGACGTAAAGTCTTTAGCCATAAGGGTTTAGGTTCAACCGATCCTTTCGGCCATAACCTTTCCAGCCTTGAACCGCACCACCCTACGCTCCCCGATCATCACACTCTCGCCCGTTCGCGGATTGCGAGCCTTGCGAGGAGCAGTCACCTTTACAGTGAACACGCCGAAGTTTCGCAGTTCGATACGTCCCGTTGTAGCGAGCGTTTCGATCATGCTGTCAAGCGTAGCCTGCACAATCTCACGAGCCTGATCGCCCGTCACGCCAACCTTCTCCGCGATACCCTCAACCATGCTTCGCTTCGTTCCAACCATTGCTATCTTCTCCAGTGGTGTGATGCTCAGATTATACCTAATCTTTTTCAGTCTGTCAATCCCCCCTTATATGGGGATCATGAGACGCCCATCCACGATGCCTTTTCCATACAGAAGTTATAGAACATATCGTTCAATACTTCTTCGTAGTTGCTGTCCGTAAGCCTACGTCGATCCATCGTAGCGTCACACTCAGCAAACAGCCTACCATCTGGCGTGAACAGTAGCACCACATTGTACGTTTCGCTACCCCAGATAGCCTTGAGAACATCATTCACTTTGTTCTTATCCATCATACCCTCTCTTTCTTTCCCTTATATCGACATTATATCATACTTTTCTTGAGACTTCAATAGGATTTTTGCTGAAAGTTTCGTAAGGTTCATAAATCCTTATGCGACAAGAGTTTACGGCAAACGCGGCCGCCAACGCTCGATGTAAAGTCTTATGGTACAAGAGTTTACATCAAAGGGGGTTTTTTCATTTCCACTGACTCCCAATAAAAAACCGATAAAAGCCCCCGGTGGTCTAGACAAAACTCCAACCTTATAAACTAATTGGCCAGTTTAATAGCCATTTTCCACAAACTTATAAAAAAAAGCAAGCACCAAATTGATGCTTGCCTCTTTTCAAACTATGATTCATTAATTATGCTAATAGTTATATTTTACCCATTGATTATTATAGTAACCATAGTTTATTACGGAGGGATAATAATTGTATCTATAAGTATTATAGATTACAGGAACATATATTAGCCTATTTTCCACAGTTGTTATCATCCTATTCTCCTGCACAATCACAGGAACATAAAATACATTATTTGAAACTTGATACGATGGAACTATTGGTTGTTGATACGCATATGCTACTGGCTGAGAATAATGCTGAAAATAATCACAAGAATACGCAATATTACAGCTAATAATACAAAATACAAAAAATAATAAATTTTTCATATCAACTATCATTTGCAACAGAAACATCATTAATAACAGGATTCTTCCTTGGACGGCCCCTTGGCTTATTAATTCCTATTTTTCTTCTTTGGCGACGAATCATAGCTGTTGATACAGTTTCACCCGTCATACTGCTTAATTTTGCGGCCAATGCCCCATCACTATACGCATTAAGATTATCTTTAATATACTGAAGTTCAGTGGCTGTCCATTTTTTATATGTTTTCATAAATTAGTTCCTTTTGACAAAAAGTGTACTTTAACTATAATATATTAGATCAAACTTCATCAAAGGCAAGAAAAAATGACTAATGAACCTATAATTCCTTCTGTTTTAACAGTCAAATCTATTGGAGTAGATGTTTCAAATGATCTTAAAATTGATCAAACCAAAAGTATTGCACAATGCTTATATGACCAAAATAATACAACAAAGATAATATCTAGTGAAAAAAAACAACAAGAAGAAAATAATAAAGAAGAAGAATAAAGATAACTTATATGGTGTTAATGAACAAGACTTTTTAAATGTTATAGATATAATAACAAAAAAATTGGCCTATAAATTTAAATTTGGATATCATGATATTGATGATATGCGCCAACAAATAACCATATTTGCTATTGAAGGATTAAAAAATTACGATCATAATAGGCCCCTAGAAAATTTTCTATGGACCCACGTTCGTAACAGATTATTTAATTACAAAAGAGACAACTATCAACGACCCAACAAACCCTGCTTAACTTGTCCTTTTTATGATCAGTATTTAAAAAATAGTAATAGTAATTGTTCAAAATATAAAAATAAAAATGATTGTGATCTATTCTATAAATGGTTAAATCGTAATACTAATAAAAAAAATCTTATGCATCTAACAACAATAGATGATATTAAAGATTATGGTAACGTATTTGAAACCCCCACCGACTCTGCTCAAGATGTTGCAGTTAAAGAGATTCTAGAAAAGATAGAAGATAAACTTAATGGAGAATTAAGAGAAATTTATCTTAAACTTAAAAATGGAGTAAGAGTTAATAAAGCTGATTCTGACAAATTATTTAATCATATTAAAAACGACATATTAGATAGTAATAACGATGAGTAAAAAACGCGGACAACTAAGTTTAGAAGAAGAAAAATTTATCAAAGATAATATTGATTCTTTAACTATAGAACAGATGGCCACCCACTTAAATCGTAACGAAAGTCCCGTTAAACGTTACATAATTGAAAATCAACTTTATATTAATGATGATACTAAAAACGAATATAATACACTGAAACAAAAGCTTCATAGTAAAACATTCTGGAAAGAAATTTCTCGTCAATTTGATAGTGAGAGTGGGGAATTAGAATATTTTGAAGAAATATGGATAAATTTAATCAAACAATTTCGAGAAGATGTTTTGCCCGCCGAAGAACTTCAGATTAAACAATTTATCACCATAGATATTCTTATTAACCGAAGCATGAAAGAAAGAAAACGTCATATTAGTGAAACTGAAAAATTACAAAAGCTTGTTGATAAAGAATATGAAAAACCTGAAGATCAAAGAGATATTAATAGATTAACCAATTTAGAAAATCAGCTTAGTTTCGCACGAAATAGTGTGGCAAGCTATACAAATGAATATACTAAATTATTATCCGAGTATCAAAAAATTAGTAAAGATCTTAAGGCCACCCGTGAACAACGAATCAAAAGAATAGAAGACGGAAAAAGTAGCTGGGTAGGTTTGATACGAATGCTAGAAGAAGAAGATGTTAGGGAGAAAGAAGGAAGGGAAATGGCCATTTTAAGCATGGCAACAGACAAGGCTCGCTCTCAATTATATAATTATCATGAATATCAAGATAATAAAGTAGATATTCCAATATTAAATGATGAAAGTATAACATCAAGAGATGACCATGAGAAACTATAATGATCCACAATATAAACAATGGAGAAAATTAATCAAAACACGAGACCACAATACTTGTCAGTGGCCCAATTGTAATAGTCGTAAAAAAATTCACGCCCATCATATTAATAAGTGGGCCGATTTTCCCGGCTTAAGATATCATCCTCTTAATGGTATTTGTCTCTGCAAAATTCATCATGATTATATTAAAAATAACGAAGAATCATACGTTGGTTTTTTTCAACAACTATTAATGAATAAACAAAATCAATTTAAAAAATAATATGGCTACTAATCCATTTACTATTATTATCGATACTAGAGAACAACATCCCTGGGAGTTCCCAGAATTTGCTGTTGCTAATAAAAAGTTAGATACTGGGGACTATAGTATAGAAGGATTAGAAAATATTTTCACCATAGAAAGAAAAAGAAGCGTTAGTGAAATTGCTGGAAATATAACTGAAAAAAGATTCATAAATGAGATGGAACGAATGGTGGAATATAGGCATAAATTTATCCTTATGGAATTTACATTAAACAGTCTATTAGACTATCCGGTGGGATCAACAGTGCCAAGAAGACTATGGAATAATTTAAAAATTACTGGTAAATATATTTTAAAATCTTTAACAGAGATTAGTATTAAATATAATGTTCATATTATTTATTGTGGAAGTACAGATAATGCAGAAGAAGTGGCCTTATGTATAATGAAAAGAATGGCGGAAACATATGGCAAACAATAATGTAAAGCTTTATCAAGATGCATGGTTAGGTCTTGGTGATCTTGATAGTCTCGTTATACCAAATAATCCTATGATTGGTCGCTCAAAGATCGATATAGAAAGACCAGATCTGCATCTTTTAAGACTATTAAGAGATCCTAAATATATGGGAACAACAGTTAAACTCTTATTTAATATAGAACTACATCCTATACAAGTTGTTCTTCTTCAGGAATTTTGGGACCGTCCATTTCCTATGTTCGTTGCAACCCGTGGTTTTGGTAAAAGCTTTATCTTAGCGCTATATTCTTTATTAAAATGTATTTTTGTTCCTGGTACAAAGATAGTAATAGTAGGTTCCGCTTTTAGGCAGAGTAAAATTATTTTTGAATATATGGAAAATATTTGGAATAATAGCCCAGTTTTAAGAAGTATCTTTAGTGGTAATAATGATGGTCCAAGAAGAGATGTTGACCGATGCACTATAAGATTAGGAGATAGTTGGACGATTGCTGTACCACTAGGAACAGGAGAAAAAATCAGAGGTTTACGTGCTCATATTATTATTGCTGACGAATTTGCTTCAATATCTCCAGAAATTTATGAAACAGTAGTTTCTGGTTTCGCTGCTGTAAGCGCCAGTCCTATTCAGAATGTTAAAGAAGAAGCTCGTAAACAAGCTATGAAAGATAGTGGATTATGGAGTGAAGAATTAGAAGTTTTACAAACTAAAAAAAATAATCAAGCAATAATTGCTGGAACAGCAGACTATAGTTTTAAACATTTTGCTAGTTATTGGAAAAGATATAAAAGCATAATAGAAAGTAAAGGAGATAAGCATAAACTAGAGGAATTATTTAAGGGTGAGGTTCCAGATAGCTTTAACTGGAAAGACTATAGCATTATTCGTATTCCTTATGAATTAGTTCCAAAAGGATTTATGGATGATAAACAAGTATCTCGTTCTAAAGCTACAATACATACTGGCATATATAATATGGAATATGCTGCGTGTTTCACAGAAGATAGTGATGGATTTTTTAAACGTAGTTTAATTGAAAGTTGTGTCTGTAGCGAAAGTAAACCAGTTATTATTAATGACAAACCAATATTTTTTGATGTTTCAACATCAGGTAAACCAGATTTACAATATGTATATGGTGTGGATCCAGCATCGGAAAAAGATAATTTTAGTATAGTTATACTAGAATTACATCCGGATCATAATCGAGTAGTTTACTGTTGGACCACTAATCGTAATAATTTCAAAGAACGTCAAAAAACTGGATTAGTATTAGAGCATGATTTTTATGGATTCTGTGCTAGAAAAATAAGAAATTTAATGAAAACATTTCCTTGTGCTAAATTAGGCATGGATGCTCAAGGAGGCGGAGTAGCAATCGAAGAAGTGTTACATGATCCATCAAAACTAGATGTTGGTGAAAATCTAATATGGCCAATTATCGAAAATAAAGAAAAAGATACTGATCATGAATCAGGATTACATATACTTGAATTAGTTCAATTCGCCAGAGCAGATTGGACAGCTCAGGCTAATCATGGTTTAAGAAAAGACTTAGAAGATAAACTACTTATTTTTCCCAGATTCGATCAATTGAGTTTAGCTTTAGCTTTAGATAAAGAAAATAAAGACATAATGGAAACATCTTTTGATAATCTATATGATAGTGAGAGTGAACTTATTCTAGAAATCGAAGAACTAAAAAATGAATTGACAACTATAGTAATGACACAAACTAGCTCCGCCGGAGGAGCCAGAGATCGCTGGGATACTCCTGAAGTTAAATTACCAAATGGTAAGAAGGGTAAATTAAGAAAAGACCGATATAGTGCTTTAGTAATAGCAAATATGTTAGCGAGACAAATAAATAGAGCATCAGAACCATTAAATTATGACGTCATAGGTTCTAATCTAAGAGATAAAGGAATGAAACAGTCAGGAAATATGTATAAAGGACCAAATTGGTTTACCGAAGGAGCAAACGATAATATATATAAAGGAGTTTACAGATAGCTTGGTGTAATTTACTATAAATCTATCACAATACTAATACAATACTATTATGCCAAGAAAAAAGACCAAAAACGAAGTTATACAAGACGCTAGTCCACTAAAACCTGAAGAAGCTTACATAACATGGTCAGATGATTTGACCGATAAAAGAGAAGCTTTTAAAGAAATTGGCAAAAGCTTAGATGAATATGGATTAATAGATAAAGCCGTAGCTAATCAAAGTCGATATAGACTAGATTTTTCTAATTTAACAGGAGATACTAGCAGTCGCCCAGGATTAACTCGTAGCGATTATGATTACTTTCGACCAGAAGAAAGCATACCAACTCAACTTAAGTTAATTTTTAGAAAAGCATCTGTTATCTATGACAGAGTAGGATTAGTTAAAAATGTTATAGATCTTATGTCTGATTTTGCCAGTCAAGGAATAAGACCGGTTCATCCTAATAAAAGAATAGAAAGATTCTATCGTAATTGGTTTGATAAGGTTAATGGAGAAGATCGTAGTGAAAGATTTCTTAATAATTTATATAAAGTTGGAAATGTTGTTATAAATAAACAGACAGCTAAAATTAGTCTTAAGGTTGCAGATAGTTTATATAAAGCAGTTGCCGAAGCTGATTTTTCTATAGATAGTGAAGGATCAAAAATAGAAAAAAGAGAAATACCATGGAAATATACTTTTATAGATCCAGTATATGTTGATGTTATTGGTGGCTCATTATCTTCTTTTGTTGGAAATAAAACATATGCTATATCTTTACCAGCAGCTTTAAGAAAAGTTATTAATAATCCCAAGAATGAATCAGAACAAGCAATTATAAATCAATTACCATCTCAAGTAATTGAAGCAGCTAAAAGTAAAAAACAATATCCTCTAGATCCTAATAAAACATTAGTATTTCATTATAAAAAAGATGATTGGCAAACTTGGGCATATCCTATGATATATGCTATTATGGATGATATTAATATTATTGAAAAATTAAAATTAGCAGATTTAGCCGCTCTTGATGGAGCCATAAGTAATATTCGTATTTTTAAACTAGGTAGTTTAGAACATAAAATTGCACCAACAGCAGCCGCTGCTAGTAAACTAAGTGCGATACTAGAAAATAATGTTGGTGGTGGAACAATGGATCTTGTATGGGGTCCAGATATTGAATTAATAGAAAGTAAAACTACAGTACATCAGTTCCTAGGAGAAGCAAAATATACTCCGCATCTTAATAGTATTTATGCTGGTTTAGGAATTCCTCCGACACTAACAGGCACATATGGCGCTTCTGGTACAACTAATAATTTCATTTCATTAAAAACTTTGACACAAAGACTTCAATACGGAAGAAGAAAACTAATAGCGTTTTGGAAGCAAGAAATGATAGAGGTACAAAAAGCGATGGGCTTTAGATATCCAGCTAAAATAGAATTTGATAGAATGGATCTTAGTAATGAGGATGCAGAGAAAGCTCTATTAGTACAACTAGCTGATAGAAATCTTGTCTCCGATGAGATGCTACAAAGAATATTTGGATTTGATCCCGATCTTGAAAGAACACGTCTTAATAGAGAGTCAAGAGATAGAGATAGTGGTCGTATGGTTAATAAGTCTGGACCTTGGTATGATCCACAAGTTGAAGAATCTCTAAAAAAGATAGCTTTACAAAATGGTTTAGCAGCCCCAAGTCAAGTAGGACTAGAACTAGAAAAGAAAAAAAATGGAGAAAAAACTGGTCTAGAAATGAAAGCCCCACCAACTACAAACACTTCTGCACCATTGCCTGATATTCAAAAAGGTCAACCCCAACAAGGAAGACCAAAAAATTCTAAAGATAGTGAAAAAAGAAAGACCAAACAATTTGGACCAAGGACCGGAGCAAATATTCAATTGTGGGCTATAGCTACTCAGGATAAAATATCAGAAATTTTAAATCCAGTACTATTAGAATTTTATAGTAAAAAAAATATGAGAAGTTTATCTAGCACAGAATATGATGAAGCAGAAAGTGCTAAAACCAAAGTGTTCCTTTCTCTTGATCCATTAACTGTTATTAATGATGAAATAATTTTATCTAAATTAAATGATATAAATAATATTAAGATATCTCATATTTATAGCCATTATTTGGATTGGTCTAAAAATATCTCTATAGATTTAGATAAAGCCTTAACTTCAGAAGAACAAAAATACAATAAAGCCTATTTTTATAGCTTGGTGTATAATTCTGATATTGAATAATCCACATTAAGGATCATAATAATGATTGTATATAAATCTGAAGAAAATGATGGTTTATCTGAAGTATTATCAACAAAAGCTTGTGTTACATATGCTACATTAGCAGCTCCATCAGAGCCATTCAGCACAGAATCTGCTCCAGAACTAAAGGCCATTGCAAGTCTAGAAGATCAAGATCTATATTATGTTCAGTCTATTTTAGTTACTAGTTCTTGGAATAAAAATGATGATATTTTTGATAAAGTAGAAGTTTGGAATGCTAAAAATACACCAACTCACAAACCAACCAATTTAGAGCATGACGAAAATATTATTGTTGGTCATATTACAGCTAATTGGCCAATAACACAAGAAGGCATATTAATTAACGATAATACTTCTATTGATAGTTTACCAAATAAATTTCATATATTAACCGGTTCTGTTATTTATACTGGTTATAGTAATCCAGAACTAAAAAATAGAGCAGAAGAATTAATTAATGAAATTCAAAATGGGGAAAAATATGTTAGTATGGAGTGCTTTTTTAAGGGTTTTGATTATGGTTTAATAGATAAAAGCACTGGAAAGTATAATATACTACCAAGAAATGAAACAACAGCATATTTAACCAAACACTTAAGAGCTTATGGTGGACAAGGTGAGCATGAAAACTATAAGATAGGAAGAGTATTAAGAGATATAACATTCTCTGGAAAGGGATTTGTTAATAAGCCAGCTAATCCAGAAAGTATAATCTTTAATTCAGATAATTTAAAATTTGGTAAGGCTAGTATTAGTAATAGAGAAAAAAACGATAGTTTTAAAAAAATAGGTGTATCTTCAAATCAAGCAAATACTCAGGAGAATAATATTATGAGTTTAGAAAAACAAGTTGCCGAAATTTTTGAAAAAATTGAAAATATTAGTACAAATACTAATGCTTTAGTTGAAGCTAATAATACAATAGCCCAACTTAAGAATCAATTAAGCGCAGCTGAAACAGCTGTAGCCGCTAGCGATGAAAACATGCAAAAAATGAAAGCTGAATTTGATTCAGTATTAGCTGCTACAACAGAGACTCAAACAAAAGCAAATGAAGAAATAGCTGCTCAAATTGAAGCACTAAAAAATGAACTAGTAGCCTCTGAAGAAATCATTGCAGCTTATAAGAATAAAGAAGCTGAAATGATTAAAAAAGAAAAAAATATGAAAAGAATGGCATCTCTTATCGAGAAAGGTGTTGATTCAGAGTCAGCATCAGCCACTGTTGAAAAATTAGCAGACCTTACTGACGAAGCTTTCGAAGCAGTAACCAGTCTTGTAGCTCTAGCTGCTAAGCCAGTTAAGCCAGCAGAAAAGATCGAGAAAAAAGAAACCAAAGCAGAAGAACAATCTGATGTTTCAGAAGTTTTAGAAACAGCAGAAGCAACAGAAAGTATTGATCTTAGTGTTGGTGAGGATAGCGAAGAACCAGCAGTAGAAAATACTAGAGCAGCTTTAGTAGATTTTGTGTATAGTAGATTAGGCAAAAAATCAACCAATAAGGGAGAGTAAACATGGCTCTAAAACCAGACCGTATAGAAGCTTATACTGATATTTCATTTTTCTGCAATACTACAGCAGAGCGCGGTGGTATCGTTTCACACGTTACTGGCGGTAGTGGCGTTAGTATGGACGATTCAAACGCAGTAGTTGCTTATTCAGCAACTGGAAGTGGCGTTAAACCAGCCGGTCTATTACTAAATGATGTTGTTAATATTGACTTAACAAGACAACACATCAATTGGTTCAAAGACGAGGTTCAAGTTGGTGGTAAGGTAATCGTTTTACGTCAAGGTCAAGTAACAACCAACATGCTTGAGAGCGTAGCTCCAACAATTGGTCAAGATGCTTACTGTGGCGTTAGTGGTTTACTAACAAATGCTTTGCCTACCAGTGGTGTTAAGGTCGGTCGTTTCCTAAGCACCAAAGATCCTGATGGCTATGTCAAAGTTGATATCAACATAACTTAATTTTAAGGGAGAAGAAACTTATGTCCACCAATCGTTTTGAACCAACACCAGAGCTTACTGACCTATTAGTTCGTTCTGGTTCACCAAGTAGAGAAGTATCAGTAGCAGCTTGTCATGAGTTTGCTAAGGCCCTAGAGCTACCTCTTCGCAAAGGTTTGTTAAGCGGAGATATTCTAAATGGCATTTTTGAGCCAATTAAATTGGCCCCTGGTGCTACTCCAGAATTTCCACTTGACTTTTTAGCTCCAGGTTCTGAAAGAGATTTCGTAGCCTATACCATCCCAAATCACGGATATATTCCAGAGCGTCACGTTGAGAGCGATTACGTCATGGTTCCAACCTATGATATCGGCGCCTCAATCGATTATCTCTTAAAATATGCTCGTAATGCTCGTTGGGATGTTGTTGGTCGTGCTATGGAAGTTCTCGAAGGCTCATTTGTTAAGAAGATGAACGACGATGGCTGGCACACTCTATTAGCTGCTGGCGTTGATCGTAATATCGTAGTATTCGATAGCGATGCATCAGTTGGTCAGTTTACTAAGCGTCTAGTAAGTCTCATGAAGACTGTTATGCGCAGAAACGGTGGCGGTAATTCTGCTAGTAATAATCGTGGTTTACTAACAGATCTTTATGTTTCACCAGAAGCAATGGAAGATATCCGCAATTGGGGTCTTGATCAAGTTGATGAGATTACTCGTCGTGAAATTTATGTAGCTGCTGATGGTACACTAAACCGTGTATTCGGAGTAAATCTACATGATCTAGATGAACTCGGAGAAGGTCAGGAATATCAACTATTTTATAGTAATATTCTTGGTGGTACACTACCACAAAACTATAGTGGTTCAGATGACAAGGTCGAACTTGTTGTTGGTTTAGATCTTCGTAAGAGCGACAGCTTTATTATGCCAGTTCGTGAAGAAGTTCAAATTTTTGAAGATGAAACACTACATCGTCAAAAGAGAGCTGGTTATTATGGCTGGGCAGAGCAAGGCTTTGCTGTTCTAGATAATCGTAGAGTACTACTTGGCGCTCTCTGATTTTTAAAGAACATACCATCAAATAAAGAAAGGCTGGCCTCGCGCCGGCCTTTTTTTTTAGGTGTATTATACTAATAACCTGATGCTTTTTTGATTTAATGCCCATAACTCTATTAATATAGTAGGATATAATATGGCAGCAAGTAAATATGATTTTCCTATAGAACAAGGTAGTTCTTTTAAACTTAGTTTAGTTTATAAAGATTCTGATGATAATGTGGTCGATTTAACTGGTTGGTGCTCCAGATTAATCTGGGTAACTAATACTGGTACTACACAAGTATTTACAACAGAAAATGTAAATGATACTTCTTATAATTTTACAATAGATGGTACAAATGGTAAGATTATATTATTAATACCGGCCAATACCACTAATTTATTTAATTTTTTTGGCGCAAAATATGACCTAGAATTACAAAGTCCCGAAGAGCTGTATGCTGGTGGCGGTAAATATACTATTAGATTATTATATGGAGATATAGAAATAGTTAAAAGATATACCCGTTCTGGTACTGCTCTGGAGTGTCAATGAGCGATTTTATATTGCAAATTATTGAACAAAATGTCAATAAAATACAAATCGAAACTAGTATCATAGATGTAACTCCTACTAAAATAGAGATCGAGCAGTTTAATAATGTTAATGTTGATAATGCTTATATAGAGAATATAATAGACAATGTCGAAATTCAGACATATGATTCTATTAATTTACAAATTACTGATACTGGTAAAATTTTAGCGGGAGATTTACCAGATAATATTCCAATGAGTAAAATTATTGGAAATCTTCATTATACAAGAATAGATGATTTAGATAGTCATATTATAGATATTGCTGGTTCTGGTGGCGGAGGGGGAAATGGCTCCCAAGGTATACAGGGAATACAAGGAAAACAAGGTATTCAAGGAGCACAAGGGTCACAAGGTAGACAAGGAACTCAAGGATTATATGGAGTACAAGGTATTCAAGGATCTCAAGGAGGAGGAGCCCAAGGAATTCAAGGTATACAAGGTTCTCAGGGTAGACAAGGTATTCAAGGAAGTATAGGGGCCGGATTACCAGGTTCTCAAGGAATTCAAGGAATTAGAGGTAACAGTGGTATACAGGGCTCAACTGGTTCCGGCAGTCAAGGAATACAAGGCATCCAGGGTAGACAGGGAATAACAGGTAGGCAAGGAATTCAAGGGATCCAGGGAACCAATGGTGGCCAAGGTATTCAAGGAATTCAAGGAGTTCAGGGTATTCAAGGAAGTACTGGTATTGGATCTCAAGGCGTACAAGGAATAATTGGTGCTTTATCTTGGACACCAAATTTTGTTGGAAATATAAGTCAATATGCTAGTAATTCTAACTCTTTTATTAAAACCGTTAGTACCGCAACCGCACAGGTTTATTCTAGCGAAGGATATACGAACGGAGCGTTCTGTTCTGCCAAACTTTCTGCAACAGATTTTGCAGCAGCTTTTGGTTTAACTAGCGATCCTACAGCAAGCTCAGATTATTCTACAATAGATTATGCCTGGTATTTTCTTGGTAGCTATGCGCTCGTTATTGAAAATGGTGTGAGTAGTGATACTTATTTCTTTTCTTATACTTCATCAAATATTTTTTATATTACTTATGATGGTATTTATATAAGATATTGGGTAGACGGGGTTTTATATAGAACTGTTCAAAGATCAATAGGTAGTCCATTATATTTTGATGGTATTCTTTATAATCTTAATAGTAGAATAGATTCTGTTTCTTTTGGACCAATGGCTCAGTCTGGTAGTCAAGGATTACAAGGCATACAAGGCATTCAAGGTAGACAAGGAGTTCAAGGCATTCAAGGATTAGGAAGTCAGGGTATTCAAGGACTTCAAGGAAGACAAGGTGTCCAAGGTATCCAAGGTCCGCAAGGAACACAAGGCATTCAAGGCTCTCAAGGTACTCAAGGTTCACAAGGCATTCAAGGTATTCAAGGTATTCAAGGAATTACTGGCAGTCAGGGAGTACAAGGAGTTCAAGGTATTCAAGGTAGACAGGGTATCCAAGGTATTCAAGGAATTACTGGCGGTCAGGGGATACAGGGCATACAGGGAGTACAAGGTATTCAAGGTCCACAAGGCATTCAAGGAGTTCAAGGAGTTACTGGCAGTCAGGGAGTACAAGGCATTCAGGGTAGACAAGGAATTCAAGGTATATCAGGATCATTTGCTGGACAAGGTATACAAGGAATTCAAGGCTCACAAGGATTACAAGGAATTCAAGGATTATTAGGTGATCAAGGTATTCAAGGAGTTCAAGGGATAACTGGTAGCCAGGGTAGTCAAGGAATTCAAGGAATTCTTGGTAATCAAGGAATTCAAGGCATACAAGGAATAGACGGTGCTTTTGCCGGACAAGGTATACAAGGAGTTCAGGGAATTCAAGGTATTGGTTCACAGGGAATACAAGGTTCTCAAGGACTTGACGGAGCATTTGCCGGACAAGGCATTCAAGGTCCGCAAGGAGTTCAAGGACTTCAAGGAGCACAAGGTTTTATTGGTAACCAAGGAGTTCAAGGATTACAAGGAATTCAAGGAACTGATGGAAGTCAAGGACTACTTGGAAATCAAGGGACTCAGGGAATCCAAGGAGTCCAAGGAATTCTTGGTAATCAAGGCTTACAAGGAATTCAAGGAATTATTGGAGCTCAAGGCGCTCAAGGAATTCAAGGTATTCAAGGTAGACAGGGTATTCAAGGAGTTCAAGGTCCACAAGGAGTTCAAGGAATTCAAGGAAACGATGGAGCTTTTGCTGGACAAGGTATTCAAGGAATTCAAGGCAGACAAGGTATTCAAGGAATAACTGGAGGTCAGGGAGTTCAAGGTATCCAGGGGAATACTGGAAGCGCTGGAAGTCAGGGAATTCAAGGAATTCAAGGAAGACAAGGAATTCAAGGAGTACAAGGAAATGATGGAGCTTTTGCTGGACAAGGTATTCAAGGAATTCAAGGCAGACAAGGTATTCAAGGAGTTAGAGGAGCCCCAACATGGACACCGAATATTACTGGCGCAGGAACACTTACCCAGTCCTCAACTGAACCAAGTACTTTTAATCACCCCATAAATGATGGAACATGTCAAGTATATTCATCTGAAGGATACACAAGAGGAGCATTTTGTTCTGCATCTGTTACTGGTAGTTCTAATTTTGGTATTTTTGCATTTGGTTTAAATAGTGATCCAACAACAGATGTAAATATGGAAAGTATAGATTATTGTTTTTATTGTATTGTTGGCAATATAAATTCTACTACTGTTGAAATAGCAATATATGAAAATGGTACGCTTAGAACATATCCGGGCAATGTTACAAGTACTTCCACTCTTGCTATTACATATGATGGAAGTAATATTAGGTATTTAGTAAATGGTACTGTTGTAAGAACTGTTGCTAGAAGTATTGGATCGGCCCTTTATTTTGATTCAGCTTTTTACCAGATATCCACTTTAAGTTCTGTTGTTTTCGGGCCTATGGGAGAAATAGGCAGTCAGGGAATCCAAGGTATCCAAGGAATTCAGGGCATAACTGGCACTCAGGGTGCTCAAGGAATCCAAGGAGTACAAGGAAACTCTGGAAGCTCTGGAGCTCAAGGAGTTCAGGGTATTCAAGGTAGACAAGGCTTACAAGGTATTCAAGGAAATTCTGGCAGTTCTGGAAGTCAAGGCATTCAAGGTAGTTCTGGAAGCTCTGGGAACCAAGGAATTCAAGGAATTCAAGGAAGACAGGGTATTCAAGGTATACAAGGATCACAAGGAAATACTGGAACTCAAGGAATTCAAGGTATTTTTGGAGCTTTATGTTGGACACCAGTATTTAGCGGAGATGTCGCACAATCTTCTAGTAGTACAAATAGTTTTATAAAAACAGTTAGCAATGGTACAGCATCGGTTTACTCCCAAGAAGGATACACAAGAGGAGTATTTTTCTCTGCAAAACCATCTAATAATAATGTTGTAACAGCTTTTGGATTAACCAGCGATCCTACTGCAAGTGCCAATTACGACACTATAGATTATGCTTGGTATTGCTACAATAGTGGAGCTGCTGGCATATTTGAAAATGGAGTTATACCAGTTGTAGTATCCGTTTCCTATTCATCGTCAACAGTGTTCTCTATTACTTATGATGGAGCAAATATTAGATATTGGGCAGATGGTGTCCTATACAGAACGGTAGCTAGAGCAATTGGTAGTCCATTATATTTTGACTCATCAGTCTATACATTAAATACTGGTATAAATTCAGTTACTTTTGGACCTATGGGTGAAGTCGGAACTCAGGGGATTCAAGGTATTCAAGGAAGTATTGGTAGTCAAGGAGTTCAAGGAATTCAAGGAAGCTCAGGAAGTCAGGGTATTCAAGGAGTTCAAGGCAGACAAGGCTTACAGGGTATTCAAGGAAGTTCTGGCAGCGCTGGAAGTCAAGGTGTTCAAGGTATTCAGGGTAGTAGCGGAAGCATTGGAAGTCAAGGCACTCAGGGCATTCAAGGTAGCGCTGGAAGTTCGGGAAGCCAAGGTATTCAAGGTATTCAAGGTATTCAAGGAATAACGGGTAGTCAGGGTAGTCAAGGTTTACAAGGTATTCAAGGAATAATCGGAAGTCAGGGCGTTCAAGGTATTCAAGGACTTACTGGAGGTCAGGGCATACAAGGTATTCAAGGTCCACAAGGCATTCAAGGTATTCAAGGAATAACTGGAAGTCAGGGAGTTCAAGGCATTCAAGGACTTTACGGAAGTCAAGGACTACAAGGTATTCAAGGAGGGCAAGGTAGCCAAGGAATACAAGGTGTTCAAGGAACCACAGGTTTAAATGGATTAAGTACTGGAGCGAATTTTTTCTTAAGCTCTTCTGTAACACAATTTAACTCCTATAAACAACTATCAAAAACACCAAGCGGCGCAGGATCTCAAACAATATCAATAAATTTAGCCGGTCTTGAACAAAATAGATTAGTAGCATCATATATTACAGATGTTAATGAACCAAATGCATACCTTGTTCCTCCTGGTATTTGGCATTTATATAGCTATTTAACAAAACCAACACCTAATAGTAATGTTACATATTATTATACAGTTAGTAAATATCCAATTGGTGGCCCAGAAACACTACTGGTAACGTCAGATACTGTTCAAATAGGCTGGGATACTGATAATACTACTCCAGTAGAAACTAAGAGTAACGCTGTTATAGCAACTAATAGTTTAAATCTCACCGATAGAATAGTTATTAATATTTATCTGAATAATAATGATAATAATACTAGATTAACCACATTTTATACAGAAGATGCTCATTATTCTTATTTAGTAAGTACTTTTTCTACTCCGGGTGTTCAAGGCATCCAGGGCATACAAGGTATTCAAGGAATAACTGGCAGTCAGGGCGTTCAAGGCATTCAAGGTCCACAAGGCATTCAAGGTATTCAAGGAATAACTGGCAGTCAGGGCGTTCAAGGCATTCAAGGTCCACAAGGCATTCAAGGTATTCAAGGAATTACTGGCAGTCAAGGAGTACAAGGCGTTCAAGGCATTCAAGGTTCACAAGGCATTCAAGGTATTCAAGGAATAACTGGCAGTCAGGGCGTTCAAGGTATTCAAGGTCCACAAGGCATTCAAGGTATTCAAGGAATAACTGGCAGTCAAGGAGTACAAGGTATTCAAGGTCCACAAGGCATTCAAGGTATTCAAGGAATAACTGGCAGTCAAGGAGTACAAGGCGTTCAAGGCATTCAAGGTTCACAAGGCATTCAAGGTATTCAAGGAATAACTGGCAGTCAGGGAATTCAAGGCATTCAAGGTCCACAAGGCATTCAAGGTATTCAAGGAATAACTGGCAGTCAGGGCGTTCAAGGCATTCAAGGTCCACAAGGACTACAAGGTATTCAAGGAATAACTGGCAGTCAGGGAGTACAAGGCATTCAAGGTCCACAAGGACTACAAGGTATTCAAGGAATTACTGGCAGTCAAGGAGTACAAGGCGTTCAAGGCATTCAAGGTTCACAAGGCATTCAAGGTATTCAAGGAATAACT